GCACAGCTACTGCTAGTATTGAATTACTTAAAACTGGTGTAGTTACTATTACCGCTGCCTCTCCACAAATAATATTTAATACTACTGTGACTGGTCCTAATGTATCAGACTGGGTAATGCAGAATGACTAGGGTATTCTCTATATTACAGATGATACTTCTACTTAGTTGAAAGCTAGTTCACATGGATTTTCATTATATCCAAAAGTTAATATTAATGAAGATATTGATAATGTATATACATATAATTTCTATGTTAATGGTACTTCAGGTTTTTCTGATGATTTAACATTCCTTTATAATAATAATGAAACAATGATTATTGATGTTTCTGTTCCTAGTATATATCCATATACCACAGGTAGTGGAACTCTAGGACGAACATCTAATCGTTGGGGCGCAGTATATATTGGCTCAGCCAATAGCTATGGGGATTTATATGCACCAATTTATTGGAATAATGGTGTACCAGCTCCTGTGGTAATTACATAGAAAATCAATTTTACTTTAGAAAATACAGATAGAAGTGTAACCATTTCTGTTAATAGCGCAGATGTATTTACTACTGATTCTATAGTAGCACAGATTGTAGTAACCGGCGGTTTTGACTATCTAACTGCGCCACTAACTTGGAAATCTGGTTCTGGTTTTATAGCAATTAATACTTCAGTCGCAGTTACAGGTACAGTTACTGGATATATCCTAGTAATTCGCGGTGAAGAAAGAGCCAATAATAATTTTGCATATTCTCATTCATCTACTGAAGTCTAATATTTGACAAATCATTAGTGAATGTGATATAATAAAGAAAAAAGGAGGTAATATTGCTTATGGATATTACTACGATTTTACTTGGTCTTATTTTTATTCTTGGCGGTCTCGCGGTTCTAATTGTATGGCCATACATCAAATCTCATGTATCTGCTGAATAGCTATCTATATTAGCGGGTATTGCGTAGACAGTAGTATTTGCTGCGGAAAAGATTTTTGGAGCGAAAATGGGTGAAGATAAGTTAGCTTACGCGCTAAATCTAGCAAAGAAATTACTAGAAAAGAAAAACCTTACATTTGACGAAGAAGTCATTCGTGCAGCAATTGAAGCTCAAGTAGAACAACTTGATTTAGATCAAAAGGCGGTTGAATAAGAATGATTGTAAAAACTTCAAATAATGGTCCTCTTAATCTAAGAGCAGAACCAAACACAAGTAGTTTGGTTCTTGCTCGTATTCCTAATGGTACTAAAGTTACACTTAGTCCTTATAATGAAAAATGGGGAAAGACCACATATAATGATAAGGAAGGATATGTTATGCTTGCTTATCTAGTAGTAGAAGAAACAGTAGAAAAAACTATTACAAAAGATGACTTACAAAAGATATATGATAGTTTGAAAACAACGCTAACAACTATCGAATCTATTTTAAAGTGAGGTAATTATGGAAGAATTTGGATGTTTCTATTGTTGGGATTCTAAATTAAAAAAAGAAAAACCTTATTTATATTTCTTTGACGCCGCAAATAATTACAAGCAATGTGATTATTGTCCCAAGTGCGGCCGAAAATATGGGGAGGAACCGGTTAATGAATAGTTGGAATCAGAATCAAAATTAGAATAACCTTGTTGTGGGTTAGGCGCAATTCAGTCCTTATAATCAACAAAATCTATGGGGCAATTATGCCCAGCAACGTGCACCAATATATCGTGCAGATCCCATTCATGGAGAGAATGCAGCATGGCAGTTTCCAATGGGACCAAATAGCGAAATCTATCTACCAGATGCGGATGAAGATATTATCTGGTGGATCAGAACAGACAATAATGGTAATAAAAACGTAATGGCTTTTGATGCTATCCCGCATCAAAAGAAAGAACCCGTAGACACTAATGATTTAGCCGCAAGATTGGCGGCAGTGGAGGAATGGATAAATGGCAAGCAGAATAAGTCAAATGCGAAGCGCTCAGCTCCCGCAGCAGCAACAGCAACAAATACCATCACAACAACAGTTGAATGAATCAATTGAACAGGTTCGTGGTATGATGCAATAGATCAAAAATGCACCTAATAAAGAGGCAATGTTGGCTCAAATATTACAAAATAATCCCAATACTGCTTTCATTGCTAATATGCTTAATAGCGGAAATGGGTTAGAGGTACTTGCAAAGCAAATGGCCTCTTCTTATAATATTGATATAAATAATCTAATCAATAGATTAGCAGGAGGATTTTAATATGAATAAAATTAAATTCAACAATGAAGTCGAACTACAGGTTGAATCTTATAACAAGAACACCTATTTCAATAATAATACAATGAATACTACTGCAAACTGCTCCGTAATAACTGATGATATAGCAGCTTTACACGCGCTAGCAAATGATAAAATTACATCTATTATTATTACTTGTAATGATAATGTCATTTATAATTTATCTGATATTGATGCAAAAATTGAAAGTATAAATGAAAATCTGGCTGGCGAACGTATGTACATTAATGTAAATCTTACTTTTGCAAGTACTTGACAATTTATAAAATTTAATGTATAATAATAATAGAAATGAAGGTAAGGAACTTCACTTCTATATCAAATTTCATAACATAGGGAGGTTATGATTATGGCTATTAAAATTTATAGCGACAAAACAAATTCCTTTTATAATTCAATCGAAGAAGCAAACCGTGCAGAGTTTGAATTAAAGGAAAAAGAGAATCTGGCAAAGATTGAAAAGGAACGTAAAGAGCGCGCTCTCAAAGAACAAAAAGAGAAGATCGCTACAGAACGTAAAGAGGCCGCTGCAAAAGTAGATGCTGCTTTTAAAACACTAATTGAAGCAAAGAAAGCTTATGGTGAAGAACTACAGGCGTTCTGTAATAAGTATGGTACTTACCATTTTACTACTGATGGCAAAGATGGCGTTCCTGCTTTGTTCGATTTCTTTGAAAACATTTTCAACTTCTAAGGCTTATGGACTGAGCCTTATCAGTCCTTCTTTTTGAAGCCCCGCGGTCCGTGGCGGACAGACGGTCTCTAAAACCGTGGCCTCTGAAGCAAACGAAGTTGGTTCGATTCCAACCGGGGCTGCGCACCATTCGTATAACAGTAATATGATAGCCTTCCAAGCTATAGACATGAGGGCAGCACTCATATGGTGCTCTTCGGTTTTCTTTCTCACCGACCGCGGCAAGTAGAAAGACGGTGCGGCCGCCGTATAGGGGCCAACAGGAGTCATAACCCTGTAAGTCTATCCTAGGTAGACAGAATTGGGTGCCTTCACTAGATACCTAAATACTATAGTGATGTATAATCATAGGAACATTACAGCTATGGGTATTCTACTAACCAGAAAGTAGGCGTAAGGCGACACGAAACATCGCTGCACTAAGTAGGAGTTGCGAACCTATAAGGTGCGATTTCCGCAATTCTGAAAGTCATCGCAAAATGACAAAGTAGGAATCGCGGAAATTTTTTATTTGACTTTTTCTTAAATTTCATGTATAATATTTATAGAAAGGGGGAAATCATGAATATGCGATCAGTGGATTGGGATAAAGAAATGTTATACATTAAAAATATAACCACTTCTGCGGCGAATTTCACTGGAAAATATGACTCTAGTAAATATTATGAATATGGAGATGTTTGTATACGTAATGGTGGGTTATATATTTATAGTGGCTTTAATTGGTATTCACTTGGTCTTGAAGAAGAAGCTATTCATGAACGCACGATAAAATATATTACTAACTGTCCTAATTGCGGCGCTCCTATGCAGAATCACAGATGTGCCTATTGTGGTACAGAAGATTATGGAAGTTAAATATTTGACATATAGCAAATTTTATGCTATAATATATATGTAAAAAGAAAAGGAGATTTTATTATGGAAACTATTAAATTTACTTATGCTTTTGATGATGGCGGTAATGATGAAAAGACGGTACTACTAAAGAAAGCAGATGAAAACGGTATACATGATTATGATATCTGCGAAATGTTTTTGGATTTCATGACTTCTGTAGGTTTTTCTGAAGATAATGTGTATCGGTATTTTTCAGAATAACGGGTATTAACTCAGTAGGTTAGAGTGCCAATCTTATAAATTGGTGGTCCTGGGTTCGAGTCCCAGATACCCTACGTGTCCGAAATGACGTTAAACTATTAATAGGCACGGACAGCGATTCCAATATATAACATATAATGCTATAGGAATAGGTGCCTAGTTTTTCCAATAAGAGTGTGTAGCGGGCGCGACGCGATAACTTGAGGAAACCAGCTACTATTTCGGGCGGGTTTAAAGCGAAATAGCGTTAAAGAGAAGGTATGTCTAGACTCCCCACTTTGGCTAACGAGATGAGCTAAAAAGGTGTCGGCTAGGCCGCGGACGAGGTTTCATTGGCTTTAATCGCTGCGTTAAGGCAATAAAAGCATACATCATGATGGGCAATAGGCTCTGCCCTCTAGCGGAGAAAACCTAAAGGACGATTTTCCAGTTTAGTCCTACCATAAAAAGAACCTTTTCAGGAAAACTGTTATAGCCGAATCCCGTAGGGAGGAAAGCACAGTATCCTCGCCGGATGCATCCGGAAACGCTATCACGTGTGCCAGTAGATGCGGCGTACCTACATGAAGGTAGGAGTAGGCTTCCACGGATACAGACCCGTGGCATAAGGCATAGACCTGAAGTTAAAGGTGTCGCGCCCATATACCGCAAGTTCGCAATAGTATATGCAGTTGCCCACTCTGTAAAAGGAGGAATATGACCGAAAACCGCAGGCGGGAAGTGGAGTTTCCGGCCGGTGGTACCACCGGATAAGATGGTTCGACTCCATATGCGGCGTACCTACGCAAAGGTAGGAGTAGGTAGCTCGTAGAGCCGCGAGTATAAATAAGAGTGAGTCCATCCTTAGAGATGGGTTGCGACGAGCAACCAACGTAGATACACGACCTACGTAAAAAGGTGTCGCCCTTGCAGACGGCAAGTTCGCAATAGTCTGCATTTATCACCCTTGTAGCTCAATGGCAGAGTACATTGATCGTGGGGCTGTAGGTTCGAATCCTACCTTGGGTGGCTAGTGAGGACGCTCACATCGGTTCCATAGTCCGATAATGCTAAAACTATGGACGTGTGGGTGTAGCACAATGGTTCGTGCGCTGGATTGCCAATTCAGTGATGAGGGTTCGATTCCCTTCACCCACTCTTTAGACTCATCAGCAATTATCTTTAGGTCTGTAAAACCCGTACAGCGTTGGTTCAAATCCAACCTACCCTCCCATATGAGGGTAGTAGCCCAGTGGTAGAGGCACGTATAAGTGAGTCTAGTTTTATATAGCCTAGTAGTATCAATTGGTTAGAATGCCAGACTGTCACTCTGGCGGTGCGGGATCATACCCCGTCTAGGCTGCTTTAGACGAATCAGCAAACCTTCTTTTGCATAGGGAGCCGCGTGTTATTAGTTCAAGTCTAATCTTCTCCCCAAATGGGGGAAGTAGCTCAATTGGCAGAGCAGCGTAATTAAGTTCGTCTAGTTTATTTGCGACATAGCAATATGCCGCTTATTTGTATATTTGGAGGAAAACTAATGAGAGCAGCAGTTTACGCGGGCACGCGCAATGTGTATTAGGATATGATACCCTCAATGAAATCGCTCCTAATTCATTCCAATATAGATAAAATATATTTTTTAATAGAAGATGATGAATTTCCATACGATCTTCCACCGGAAGTAGAATGTATTAATGTAAGCAAATAGAAATGGTTCAGTGTTGAGAATTGCCCACAAATAAATAATAGATGTAGTTATATGGTATTATTACGTGTCGTATTTTGCCAAATTTTTCCGCATTTGGATCGTATATTAACGATAGATAATGATACTATCGTGCGTGAAAATATATCAGAATTATGGGATTTAAATTTAGATAATTACTATATAGCTGGGTGTTTAGAACCTAATAAGAGTACACCTAATTCTACATATATTAACATGGGCGTAGCTATGCTCAATCTCAAGAAATGGCGTGAAGATGGATTAGATACTTTATTGGTAAATAATTTAAGAACTTATTATTATGAGGAAGCTGAACAAACCGCCATTAATGAAGCTTGCCAAGGACATACATTAATTTTAGATCCAATGTATAATAGAAATAATTATACATTTGAAATGCATGGAAAAGAGCAGATTGTAGGAAAAGAAAAAATCATTCATTATGCGGCGGTAAAAGGTTGGCAAAAACTACCACTAATAAAAAAATATCAAGAAATGGAAATTAAGCATAATTTACCAGATTCATTTGGACTTGATATTATAATTCCTCATTATAATAATGCCGCGGGATTACGTGATACATTAAATTCTATAGATTTTAATATTACGACTGTAACAGTAGTAGATGATTGTTCTACTAAACAAGATGAATATGAATTAGTAAAAAAAGATTTTCCACAAGTCAATTTTCTATCTTTAGAGCATAATTCCGGCCCAGGCGCGGCAAGACAATACGCAATAGAACATACACATAATTCACACATTACTTTTATAGATGCAGGAGATTATATTAGTTCTAAAGAAGTATTAGCAAAGATTGTGGAAAATTTAGAAAAATATACACAAGCGTGGGTATATACATATACATGGTTTAATGAAGAGGATGGCCATTTTATTGTAAATGATGCTACTTTATTACAAGGTAAAGTTTTTAGCCGCGAATTTATAGAACTATATCATTTAAGATTTAATACCACTCCAGAATGTTCATATTCAAATGAAGATCGCGGCTTTATGGCGCCAAGTAAAATGGTATTAGAATATGTTATGACTTATGATAAACTATGGCGTATGTATCCAATAGATTTAGTTTTCTTAATTAAAACTTTGGATGATAATTCAATTACCCATGCTAATAAAGGTGAATTTTATTATTACAAACACATTCGTGGATTTGTTTACAATGCAGAGCATATTGTTCAAATATGTAAAGAAAATGGATTACATTGGTCATACATGATGCATCATATTACTTGGTGTTTGGTATACTTATATGAATGTTATTTACGCTGTGCTTCTGAGCGGCCAGATGTATTGGATAAAAATATGCCAAATTTATTATACTTCTATAAGAATGTATATAAACAATTTGAAAAGGTTAATAGTAAAACTTTACAGTTATGCTACTTCAAAGCAACTCCTAATTTACGCAAATGGATTAGTAAAAACGAACCTAGACTTAATATAAATCGTTTTTTGAGGTTAATAAAATGATTGATTTAATTATTCCATACTATAATAATCTTGAAGGTTTGGCCACGACCCTTGCATCTATTAATTATGATATCTTTGATGTTACTATAGTAGATGATGGAAGTAATAGTGCTATGAGTTTGCCAGAAACATCTAAATGTGATATTATCCTGACAGAAAATGGCGGCCCTGGATATGCTAGGCAAATAGGGATAATGTGGACTGAAAATGATTATATTATGTTTATTGATACTGGAGACATCTTTGTTTCAAAAGAAATTCAAAAAAAAATTCCACGTGTAATACAAGCAAATCCTAATGCTAATTTAATTAGTTTTCCTTACTACTATAAAGATAAAATCACCGGAGATAGCGACAATAGAATGCATGGTAAAATATATAAGCGTTCTTTTATAGATAAATATGATATCACTTTTTGTATGGAAAGTAGCTATATGAATGAAGATATTGGTTTTAACAGAACCTGTCGTTTATGTACTAATGCTGAATTAATTCCTATTGTTTATATGTCTAATCCAATAATAAAGTGGATTGAAAATG